AATGTAGTTCAGAAGGATAAAAAATTTCAATCCTTCCACCATCCAGTTCAGTGAAAGGAATGTTCCGATTGATCAAAAAGGTCATTAGACCATAAAGGTAATTGTGGACTATTATGCTTTTTTCTTTTTTTTCTAACATTGCTGAAAAATTTTAAAATTGATAAAATTTGTAAAATAATCAATAGACCAATGGCAATGGGGATGCCTATTAATATCAGATAAATAACTGATAATACCCAAGCAATAACCTTGATCATAAAAAAGAATCAGCAAAACACATTAAAATAGCAGCAAGAACGATCAGGATGATCTGAAGTGTACTTTTTTTCATTTGTTTTTCGTTTAAAAGTTTAAAAAATCGTTTGTCGGGATAAATTTATAAACATTTTTCTGAATATTCCAAATTTTTGGGCATAAAAAAGGGGAAAATGGAAATTTTCCCCTGAACACCTCTATTATATGAACCTTTAAACTATTTTAGGAACAGTTCCCTTTCCAATTTTCTTCTGTTGGTCAATCCCTTAACCTCTTTCCCTTGCACCTTGTTCCACCTTAAAAATTGATCCGCTACCATCTTTTTATCTGCTCCTGAATTAAGTAAACGCAATAAAGTGCTGGAACCAAATGCCCCAGTGCCTATATTATAAGCTAAAGAAGTCATTGCTGCCATTTGATTTGCAGTAACTGGTACTTTAATCAATCCCTTTATTTTCTTTTCACGTTCAGCAACATCCATTTTTAACCACCTTTCAGCAGTTGCAAGATCAATTTTATCACCTTGCTTAATTGCTTGTCCAGTGTCTTTATTAATTGTGTTGCCATATCCAATAGTCCAAATGCCTCCAGTATCAGGATAGCTGGTCAATTCAAGACCTTCAAACTTTTTAATTAGATTTAATGCACTCACTTTTTTTCCAAATAAAAGGATTAATAAAATAGAAAGACCAATATATATTTTTCTCTTATTGGACATCACTATCCTTTGCCAGTAGACCAGTAATGGCAGCAGCAATACCAGCAATAATTGTTACCCAGTTTTTTTGTGCAATGCCATCCATAATAAGAGATCCACCAGCAATAGAACCAAATAAGGAAGTTTTGATATTTTTAAGTATTCTTTTCATTTTACTTTTTTTTAAGTTGTTTAAGACCTACCAAAATTGATATTGTACAGGAAATAGTACTGGCACCAAGAAAAACAATATTAGCCAATTCAGATATGTTTTGAATACCCAACAGGGAAAACAAAATAGTGCTGAATGTAGCTATATGTGTTGGATCACTTTGTGTCTGCATTGTCCTGTTCATCTTTCAATTTTTCAGCAATTACATTAAATGCCTGAATAGCAGTAAAACTTTCATCTATTTTAGAAAAAACCCCTTTACTGGTAGCAAGATCCAAAATTGCTTTAATGATTTCTAATGCTTGTTTTTCGTTCATTTGTCAAAATTTAAATTGTTATGGAATCAAAGTTAAAGAAAGTTGATCACAGATCCACGCATAAGCAGCTTGGTTAATATCAGCAGTGCTATCCCATACTGAATAATCAGGTTCCACCATTGTCAGATTTCCTTGAGATAATTGAACACCAGCAGTATCAGCAGTAAATATTGCCCAGTAAAATGTGGCACTATCTTGAAGATTATCATTAATGATATAAGCATTAATAAAATTACCAGTTTGCTCTTGACCATTAACCCAAATTTGGATTGGTTGAATTTGTTTCATTATTTATTTATTAAGGATTGAGTAAAGCTATTTTATAAGAAGTTCCATCACAATTTATAATTAAGTGCTGACCTGAATTTCCACCAGCACTGCCTGAAGTCTGACCATTAACCCTAATAGTACCAGTTAATTGAAATTGTTCACCACTATTTGTAGTGCTATTTACAATTACTGCACCACCAGCTGGATTAAGTCGCAATGCAGTAGATCCAACTACTGAAGTTCCGTAATAACCCTGAAAATCTACATAACTTCCACCACTGGTACCACCAACTGAAGCAACTAAAAAACTTTCATTTCCACCAATTGAAGGATCAGCATTGATCAGTGTTATTTGTGCAGTGGTTCCAGCAGTATTTTTAACCAGTAATCCACCATTAACATCAAGTGAGAAAGTTGAAGGTGAGTAAGGGGAAGTGGTTTTGATGCCTAATGTACCCCCAAGATAATTTAGGGCAGTACCAGTACCATATATTCCCCAGCCTGTGTTGTTTGACCATTCAATTGATCTCCAGTTAGCAGCAGCAGTTAATGTTGGATTAATATATAAACCTCTTGTAGTACCAGTAGCAGTACCAGTTTGATTTATAATAGGTATAATTTCTGTCGCAGTAAATTGTCCTGTACCGCTTGTAGGAGAATAATTGCCAACTATGGAAGTCATAATTGTAACACCAACTGTTGCATTTAATAACCTATTATCTGGTCTACCTAATGTTACTGATGGAATATCCCTATAACCTAAATCACCACCACTATAATAACCTATAAAAATTGCACCAGCACCACTATTAATTGATATACCTCTATCACTACTTGGAAAAATTCCAACAGTAGCACCGCCATAAGTTGTACTGCAATCATTCCTTACAGAAAAAAGAGTAGTACCGCTATTGTTTTGTGTAAAAAGTGCAAGTGTAGCACTTGTTATACCACTACCTTTTAAAAAGGTATCTCCATTAACTTGCAATTTTTGCCCAGCATCAACAAAAGTTCCGCCGCTTTGTAGTATAAAATTTCCATTTGTAGAAATTTCACCTCTTTTTAATGCACCAGTTACAAAAGCTAACGGCTGTGATGAAAGTGTACCAAAACTACCCTGTACTGAATTTACAGCTAACCTAACAAAATTGGATCCGTCAATTATATCCAATTCAGCGTTACCTGAACTTTGTATCCTTGTTTTTCCTCTAATATCCAAAGTTGTACTAGGTGCATTTGTTCCAATACCAAGTCTTAAATTGGCTGCATCCCAAAATAAATTATTTGTACCAGCAATAGTATTTGTTGCAGATCCAAATGCAACCTGACCAGTTGCCAATGATCCACTAAATGTACTGGCACCTGAAATTTGATCCCAAGCTGATCCTGTATCCCTATAAATACCATAAGGGGCATCAATAGCAATAAATATCCTACCAACAATACCAGCAGCTGGTCTGTTGGCTAAAGTGTCAGAATTGAACATTGGAGTCCCTTTCTGATTCAGTATAGAGAGATCCAGTGTTATCATTATATGTAAATATTACGATTAATTGATTTCCAGTATTAATTGGAGTAGCAAAAGTTAATTGGTATTGTGTTGTGTCCAATTCCCCTCTGTTTCCTGAAATTCTCAAAGATTGATTTGGAAGCAATGGCACTTCAGCAATTACCAAATTAGTGGTACCAGCATTAATGAAAGTAATATCATTGCAATCTGATCCAATATTAGCAGTAGTATAGAAAACTTTTGTTTCTACATAGTATTGCTGGTAAGGCTGCCCTGTACTTTTGGAAAACTTGTTTTCCTGTTCATACATTGCCCTTTGATTAGCCTGTTTATCATATTTTAATTTCAACTGATCAGCTGAAATTTCATCCTGAATATTGATCTTCAAATGTTGTGGCTTCATTGTATTTTAATTTAGCACATATCAGGAAATTGACCAACTTTCATTGATCGTTTAGTTGCCTTTTTTTGTTTAGCAGTTGCAACTGCTTTTTTTACCACTGGAGCAACTTTTTTTACTGCCTTGCTTACTTTTTGAAGCAAAGAAGGTCTGTTAAATTGTTCAGCAGTAATTTTTTCAGGTGCTGGAACTTCCAGCTTATAAGTGGCAGTTTTCTTTTTCATTGATAGCAACAAAATTGCACCACCAGCTAACAGGATATAAATTAACCCTTTGTTTTTCATTTTCTACTTTTTATGTACGTTGCTATTAAATATGCACCTACCCCATATATCAGGATCCATTTCCCATATTTTTCAATATAGAAAGGAACTGATCCCTTTTCTTGTTTTTCTACCTTTTCAATTTCTTTTTTTTGTTCCTGTACTGCCTGTTTTACATCTCCTGAAAACTTAAAGCTATCTGCAGTGTGCAAAACATAATACGGTTTATTGTTAAAATCAATAAACTGCCAGTAAACATTTCCGCCCCTTTGAATATAAGAATAAACTTGCCCCACTGGAGATCCTTTAACAATGGTTCCAATTTTAACCAAGCTGGAATTTAATCTTATCAGATCTTTTTTGGCAAATAGTGTTTTTCCTATAATCTTATCAGCAGTAATTTCAGGCATATTTATTTCCTTAACATTTTTAAAAGAAAGTTGAATTGCATTTTATCTGTTTCTGCCATTTCGCAAAGCAGTTCAAGATCACTGGCTAATTCAGTATCAACCAGTTTAAGCCTTTCAACTGCATTGTAAATGCGTTCTTCGTTATCAATTTCGGTTTCATTTGCCATTGTTTCCGTTTTTTCAAATCCAGCTACGTGCGTTACTTTTTGTGCAGGTGCAAATAGGCTGGAAAGTTGTGAAAGAATCATTGTCTGTATTTGCGGAGATTTCATAATACCTGAAAGGAAATTATCTTCTTCAGGTTCTTCTTCATCTTCTTCCTGATCATTAATTTCCTGTTGCATTTTTAGTGCAGCTAATTCAGATCTTAAAGCATTTATTTCTGTCATCAAATTGGGAGAATATCCACCCATTTGCTGATATGGCATAATACTTTGTGCCTTATTAAGCTGGAAAGTAATTGAGTTTAAAACTTCAGTTTTTTTGCCCTTATTACCCAAAATTTGCAAAAGGTAAACATTTGTATTATCAGGATTGGATAGCACTGAAGCAAGTGCCTCTTGTAGCTTTTCCCTTCCTAAAACTTTATCACTACCAGTGTAGGTGAAACGGCAATAAGATTGATCAGGTTTATGCCCAGCATAAACAGAATATCCAGCTTCATCATATTGATCATAGTAGTTCAATATATCTTCAGCATTGTGCAGTTCAGGTTTCCAAGTAGCCATATACAAATATTTAAAGGTGAAGGAAAAGTGAATTAATTAGGCATAGTAAACACCAAAACATACACTGAAATTAGATCCACTGATGGAACTATATGCAGTAGGAGTTTGGATATATGACTTGCTCCAAATGATCTGTTGACCAGCAAAAGGAGTAATATCAAAGCTAAAAGCAGCAGTTGCACTATTTGATACAACCCTATTGAGTTCAAGTACAGGGATTCTTGAAACACTTTCTTTATCGTTATAATAAAGAACAAGGAAAGTAGTTTTCAAATTTGCAATGCTCAAAAGTGGATTACCACTCAAAACACTATTAGTAATGGTATCAGTTGTATAGCAAACTAAATTCAACAATGATACGAAGCGAAGTTGAGGCTGGTCTGGTATGAAAAATTTGGTGCCTGTGGATGAAGCTGGTATAACACATTCCAAAAATTCGTAGTTCTGAACTTTGTTCATTTTTTGTTTTTTTTGAACTTAAAAAAAAGTAGGGGTTCTATTTTTAACGTGGCATCCCCCTTTCCAATACTGATGTTTCCTATTATTCAACAGGAGTAACATTTTGTTTTAATTAGCGAACAGGAGTCACGTTCTGGCAGAGGATCCCGCGCATCACAACAACAATGCGAGGTGCAACACCCGCCTGAAGTGTAGAAATTGCACCTGGAAGCTCCAACGTAATCACGTTGTTTTTAGAACCAACCAAAACAATATTCGGCTCAATTGGAAAATATCCAAATTCAGTTGAATCGTTCTGATCAATAACAGATGCAGTTGAAGCAGCACCTTGTTGAGTCTGTGGAACGTACAGATGCCTATTGATATCATAGGAAGGCACGATCTGCCTGTTATTTACCACTACTGATAATTTACCATTATACAAATTGTACAAAGCAGTAGCAGCACCAGCAGTAGTATATGCAAGTGCATTGGGGTAAGTGTACAGAGGAAATGCAGTAGTTGTAGAAGTCGCTGGGATAGCAGTAAATATGCCTATTTGCGAAATCACGAAAGCATCCTGAAGATTGAGCAAATTGTTCGTTGCGAAGCTATTAGTGGCACTATTCACCAAGATAGGAATTTGGTAAGAAGTTGTGCTTGTAGACATTGCTACTTCAGAACGAATATAAGACTGGCTCAATACTGCTTGACCAGCAGAAAAACCAGCATTGTTGACAAGTGCTTTTGCGTTGTCAAATATAAGCCTTTGACCATGTTGTGTTGCCATGTTATTTTTTTTTTACTTTTTAAAATTAATAAGAGTATTCCTCATCCATTCCAGCAATTACTGAAAGATTATCTTCACTATAACCAGCAATTACAGAAAGATCATCACCAGCCATAACAGAAACAGGAATTTCCATTGCATTGTCAATTGCACCAAGTACACCAGTTGACTGAAGCAGACCAAGTCCACCAGCAGCTACCATACCATCACCAATTGCTTTTCCGAAAGATCCTTTCAGAAGTTTAGGGAAAAATGCACCAAGTGCAATTACTCCAGCAGATTTCAATTTAGGATCAAGATTAGGAAGGATCTTACCTGAAGAAGTCAAAACCCTTGCAGCAGCAGCACCAGCCACAAGACCAGCAGCATCCATCAAGAAAGATTTTCCGATTGCTCCCATTTTGCGAGATTTTCTCCTACGGCTGGGTGCAGACCTTTTTTTTCTACGTGCCATTTTTTTTGTTTTTTTTTGTTTATGTGGGAAGCAATCCCAAGATTTTAATGAATTTTATTGATAATTCCTGAAATTATAATTTTTTGATCTTTTCTATTGTCCAATGCTTTCAATGCTTTTTTCAATGATAAAAAAAACTTTTTCTTTTTAGCTGGACTAATGTACTCACCAATACCCTGTATTTTTTTCATACCCTCTTTTTGTATTGCCTGTGTTCCGTATTTTTTTCTTATTTCATCAATAGTCAATTTACCCCTTCCAGCACTTTCAATGCCTTTGTAATACCACATTTTTTTAACTGGGGCAAACATAAAACCAGCATTTTTTAGTTCGTTTCTTATTGGGTATGTATTTCCACTTACCCAAATCCACTTACCTATTAATTCAACATTAAGTTGTGGGATGCCAATAATTGCATCAACTGCTTTCCTTAAATTTTCATCAAGTTCAATTTCATTTGCAATATCATTTGCAGACAAATTGCTACCTGACATTATTGTTTTAAAAAGACCTTCATATTCTTTTTGCAACTTTTGAAATTGCTCTTTAGTACCA